CCTGCATGAGGATCTCATACTTCTGAACCAAGAATGGATCTACATCATCAATACTATTCTGACGATTCTTATCATCCTGACGACGCAACTCAGGCAAGGCAATCTTAGTACCTAGTGCAGACGAGTCGGCATACCGTTGTGAAAACTCTTGGAAGCAGAATGAACGGTGCCTCAGGATCTGAGCGCCCAGACCACGAGTCGTTTCAATTTGCAGAGTCATTGATGCTTGCTCGAACACAGACCAGTGTCCATGCTGAATACAATACTTCAATAGTCCAGCAACCTTAGGGTTACCCTGGTTGTTAGGATTACTTACTCGTGCAATGTATCCAATAGTTTTCTCTGCATCAGGAGTTGCAGAGATAAAGCATACTTGTGGTTTCATTTAAATAATACTCGCGCTAAAATATACAGACCGACAGACTTGACGTAACCGATAACAGGTAGTCCAAACAATGCAGGCATCGTTACATTCCATGCTACCCAAATTAAGAAGGGAGCAAAGATGATACCAGTGATAGCAGTAAGAGTTACGATAGCAAGGTGCTTTGACTCCTCACTCTCCTGCTCAGGTTCTTTGTTACGATCCAACTCAAATGTATACATGGACTTACTCATTTCTTTGGTTTCTTAGGAGGTGTTGCCTGCTGAGCACCCCATAGTTTTGGATTTGCTCTGCCTTCGGTTTGTGTGATGGTCACAAAGTCTTTCTTGTGCTTGTCATAGTAATGATCAAACATTTCTGAGACTTTATTACCGACTGCAATATCATAGTGACTGATGTCATCCACCAGGTACTCGATAATGTATGCAGTATAGGGTAAACTCTTGTCTAATGCAAGAGATGGATCACAGTCTTCATGTAAGATTTTCAAGAGCGACCACCCCACTGGATCTCAGGGAATGCTTCTTGCACACATGCCTTAGTGACTTTGAAACGTTTGCCAAGGATCTTATCTTTTGCTTTGATAAGTACCTCTGCCTCATCAGGATGCAATCCTTCTAGCATTTGAATGAACATCCTCTCACGACGGATGGCAGGAACATCAGATCCACCCTTGAAGAAGTGATGCAGCAATCGTGATTCATGAATCAGATTAGTGTGCTCAGTACCAACAGGTGCCTCATTCTTATTGAATGGTGGTACACCTTCTGGCATGAGAGACACAATGGAATCATCATAGTTGATGATCAAGATCATACGCAACGCTGGTGAATTGTTTTCTTGCAGGATCTGAATCTTTTCTGCCTTAGTCTTAGCGTTGTGTGCCTTTTGTAGGATCTCAGAGATAAGTAATTTCATTTCAAAAATCAGTAATGTGGTCTAGCATTTCGTTCAACTCATGTCTACCAAAGTAAACATACATCTGACCCCTACTCGGAGTCGGAACAGTCTCAAACGTATTTATGATGTTGGCGTTAACCTCCTCAGGTATGTAGTCGAAGTCAATTAGTTTACGATTGCGTTCGTAGTTCAGAGATGTAACCTCATCACAGAACTGTTCGGGTGCTAACTCAACCCACTTAGCAAGTTTGACTTTGGATAGTGGACGTTGCCTCTTACCAGCAACAAAGGTGTCATCATCAGATAGGTAGTTAGGAATACCATCACCCCGATCACCCTTGATAATATGTTCAAGGAGATACTTCTTGGGGTCTAGACATTCAACAAACTTTTTCTGTACAGGATTGAACTGATCAACAAACTTATACCGTTGCAGTTGTTGAAAGTCTTTATCTCCACTGAGGATGAGTACCTTCTGTGGTGGTTGCATACTGTTCTGCAACCTAATGTTTCTGTGTGCTTGGTCTTTTACAAGTGTCGCGATGACATCATCTGCCTCGGCACCATCAACTTCAATAACTTTGTAGGGAAGAAACTCTCGGATCTCATCACGGATGTGATTAAGAACCTCAAAGATCTCATTCCAATCGAGAGCGGACTTCTCTCTGTCCCTCTTACGAGTACCTTTGTAGTAAGAGAACTCTTTACGACGCCAGTAGTGCTTACTGTCATAGCAAAGAACAAGTTCGCCATAGGTTTTAGTGAACTTATTACGATAGAACCGTAAAGAATTCAAGACCATATGGCGAACTAGTCGTTCACTTACTTTGGAATCTGTACTTGTGAGGGACACCATCAGGTTGCTGATGCAAACCTGATTCATATCAACAAGGATCATTAGACCTCAATCGTCTTCATCATACATCATATCATCTTCCTCGTGGAAGCGCAAGTAGTAGAGAGGCTGGTCTGATAACTGTCCATCCTCATCATACATCTCAGGATGCATAACGATCTTAGCATACTCTGCTTGGTCAGACCAAGTGTCAAAGACGTGCTTCAAGTTCCATGATACAAGGAAACCCAATGCAAAACTTCCGACCGTTAGGAAGAAAGCGATGTAAAGAAATGATGCATCTGCCATGGTCGTTCTCCCTAGGTAACATTATTTAGTCTTGTTCTTCTTGATCTTACTCCCCAGTTTACGACCTGGTTTTCGCTCTGCATGGTACCTCCATGCATCATCAAGAATACTATACAGATAGTCCTTAATCTTACGTGCTTTTGGTTTAGGAAGATGACCATATGCTTCACGTAGTTGCTTGTCACCTCCCTTGATGTAGTCTTCCAACTCTAACACTGTAAAACTGAGGTTAGCAGCAGTCGTGGACTCGATAAAGACATTAGTCTGTCGCCTAGTCCACTGGTTTGATTGTAAGTAGGGATACATTTTGAATACAAACTTGTTCTCCGTCATAGCAAGGTCGATAGACCTCTCTATGATTTCATAAAGTTCATAGTCACTGATGTCGTTCATTAGATTAGATTGTTTTCACGAAGGTATTTAATCGCTTCGGTACATCCACCGATGCGTGAACCCTGGATCAGAACCTGTGGGAAGGTAGCACCTTGTCCGAACTCAGATTTGAATTGAGTGCGAGTGAAGTTCTGGTCAAGTACCTGTTCAGTATACGACCACCCACGCATCTTGTAAACCTCTTTGATCTTGGTGCAGTAAGGACACCCAGGTCTCGTGTAGATTACTGTACCACCAGGAGAATTTGCCATGATAATTATGAATAAAGATTAAAAAAGGGGAGCATTGCTCCCCTGTATATATGTTTTCCTTTATCTGAAAGATCAGAAGGAATACTTCACACCCAACTTAGTTCCGTAGCCACGGTCGATGTTGTCATCGCCACTGCCGACGAAGGAGACTTCACCATAAGCACCGAGGGACTCGGTAAGTGCCAGACCCACGCCTGCCTTGCCAGAAGGAACGGTGTCACTCTCAGCGCCGTCAGGAGAGACAACGGTAGCGCCGCCCTGGACGTAGTACGAAGCGTTCTCACCAAGAGCGCCTTCATAACCTACGTGAAGGTCAGTAGCGGTTCCGTTGTACGAAGAACCAGTGAAACCTGAGTTGGCTTCCACGTTAACGTAGGGTCCTGCGAAAGCAGCACCAGCGGAGAGAGAAAGGGCAGCGGTTGCTGCGAATGCGGATTTGATCATGTGTTTTAATACCTATTTTACTTGTGGAGTTGAACCCACAGATGATAGCAGACTCGACGGGTCTGCGTTTGTTACAGACTGTTAAGCACAGTCCGCTTTATTTATAATACCACACTATTGAAAACTGTTTCCCTTGTGCCAGTTTGGTTAGAGGAACAACACAACCGTGTGGATTACCTAGAAAGTATAGCAGGTTCTCCAACCTCTGTCAACCCTCAGTCCTTACCAATAGCATTTCGGATCGTCTGGATCTGCTCCTCAGTGGGCACCTGGTTGATCTCGACAGGTTCTGTGGGCATGTCAGGCATCACCTCTTTGAGTTCTTCGAGTGCCAATGGAATATTTTCTAGACTGTCAGTGGACTGTTCAAGGCGATCCATCTCACCCATCCACCCATAGTGATACTTCTTCCACTGTTTAAGCATCTTCTTACGACCCGTAGGATCATCAGGATACTTACGTAGAATCTTTTGTAGTCCTGTGAGTTTCTTAACACCATCGACAATGGATCGATCAGTATTCCTCTCACTAAATCCTTTACTCATTCAACTTCCTCAATTTCAATTTTAAATCTGATACGTTTTAGTTTACGGTCGGTCTGACACACGAACCATAGATTGGAGTCTCTGTTATGGGACTCCTGATAGATAACTTCCTTAGGAGCATAGGTATTCTCATACCTATCTGATATATCGTTACCAATAGTTGCACTATTGATTCTATCAGGAAGGTCTATGTTTGTGTTCTTATCCCTAGGATAGAATGGCGTAGGGTTACCTACATCATTAGCATCACCATAGGTATCCTTCTGCTTCTGAATTGGAGGCCAAGTCAGATCAAAAGATTGCCCTGCTGAATATGATGTACCTCTATCTAGTAGATCAAACAACTCAACACCAACTCCCCAGTAGATAGCGTTACCAAATCTAGGTTCTGATGAGTCAGAATCATTTGACTTTGAAGTGTAAGGCCAGAAAGCAATACGAACTTTACCTGCTGGTCGATTGACACTGCCATCCTGGAATGATTCCTCGGAATCAAATTCACCTAAGACATAATCATGCATAAAGGACATCTTACTATACTGCCCATTGCTTGATACTGCAACCCCCCTAGGATAGTTAGACTGAGTACCAGAATCAGTGATACCTTTTGCATAGTAGTCATCAAAGTCTTCGACTGCTTCTAAGAATAGATCATCAGTGATACCAGAGTTAGCAAACCACCCCACGAATCCATGAGTGTTAGACATGTGAGCATACCTACTCAGGTCACCTCTCACATTCTCTGCTGGTTTACATAGGAACCCTCTACCATGCTCGAACAGATTGTTGTAGAAGATACCACGGTTATCAGAAACGATAGGTGAGTCAACGAATGCTCCTTTACTATCGATGTTACTACTCATGATATGTCCTCTACGATTTCTGGTACCACCTTCATAGAATCCTGCTTGACCACCTGATCCTGATTCGTACCACTCTTCACCGTGATAGTACACATCATTCCAGTCAACGTCCTGACCATTAGAACCATTGGTATTAAGTTGACCGTTGTCCCAGACAGTAACTTTCTTTGACCATGCCTTATTCTGCTGATCCCAGAGACGAATACTCATCCGTTTGATACGACCATTGTTATCTGTTCTAGGAGTCTCAGAGGTAACCTCAGATCGTCTCTCTACCTCACCAGTAGCAGGTGAAGTTCCTAGATCCATGTTCCATGGTTTTTCAAATACCTGGTCATCACGATCGAAGATAGCGAATCCTAATGAGGCAAGACCAGACCGTGGTCCTCTTTGAATGGCAACAATCTGGAACTTAATCTCGTCACCCTTTGATACAGAGAATTCACCCAGAGTAGAACCAACAATTGGCCAGTCACCAACCAGTATAGAATCTTCAATGATAGTAGTACCATTCTTTTGCAGTCGGTACTTAAACCTCATGTCCTCAATCTCTGGTGATCTAATAATACTACCAAATGCTTTCAGAGATAGGTTAGCACTACGTTGTGCCGTAACCCTTTGAATTCTTCTAGTGCTCTGAGTATACTCACCACTACATTTACCTGTCAAGGATTGTGTGTTAGTAGTATTACTATTAGGTGGTGTCCTAGGACCACACTCAGAACGCATAAGCATTCCATCACGGAAGATCTTATTGAACAATGGATCCTGACAGTTCTCTCGGACTGTGATAGGGATCATGATCGGTGGTGGTGCGTCTTCACCAAAGACATAACATGCAATGCCTTCATACAACCACTCACTACCAACCCATCCAACACGATAGGAGACCTTGAAGTCATTGTAATCTTCATCACTATCTGGTCCATGAAGATCTTCCCACCACTGCTCATGGTTTCCATGATACTTAACCTTGTTCCTCTTATCAGGATTCATGAGGTGGTTGGTGAAGAACACCCAGTTGTTCTCAACTGATGCACTGTTCTGATATGCATTGCCACTGGAACTGAATGAAATATTCTGACCGTCAGAGATACCATTGGAACCACCATCAGGAATCAAAAAGAATACTATCTCTTTGTTTTTATACGTGTTCAATACACTCACTGGTATCTGATACTGTGTCATAGGAATGTTTCGAGTTGTATTCGACTCGATCACTCGTGCCCAGTAGATCTGATCACCATCTTTATTAGTGATCGCAACACCCCATGAGTTTGAGTATCCTGCACTACCCTTAGAAACTTGATAAGAAATAGTGAAAGGACTCTCGTTATCACTAGGAATTTTATAACTTAATCTGCTTGGATGATACCTAGGGGGTGTCTCAGTATTATTCTTCTTAATAATACTGTACTTGTGATCATCTTTGGGATTGAATCCACCCATGATACTACCAATTCTTACATTAGCATTACAATCACTACCATCACCATCCTTCAAGCACATCAGTTTATTATTATCTTTACGTGACATACCGCCACCCTGTGCATTAGATCGATCATAACTAATTGTATTGGTGCCGCTGACGACATTAATTAGCATGGATCCAGACCCTCTCTCACCACTTCTATTCACTGTCTGACCAGAAGCAGAGATAGATTCAAAAGCAGTACCAGAATTCCCTGGATCATCACTCCAAGATACTTCTAACTTTAACTGAGCACTACCACTACCAGTACATACAACGTTACCACTACTATCAAATTCACATTTTAGATCACAACCATTACCATTGTAGTAGCGATGTAGTTCTTGAATCTGTTCTTTCTCAGTGAGACTTGCCGACGCTTTATCTTTCTGTCCGAATGCATACCCAAGGAACTCACCCTCTTCCATCCCTGCCTTGTTCATAGTTGCACGTTCACCTGCACCTCTACTCTCAGGAGCACCAGGATTAATAGTGAGGAATGTGTCTACTGTACTAGAAGAATAGTATCTCCACAGTGCAACAGCACCAGGAACAGGGTTCTTCAACAGGTAGAAGACAGGTTCACCATCATTAGTGACAGTATATCCTGGTTTATCTGGTGTAGGACTAAGACCATATCTATGATCACCACCTGACTCAGCACCACCAATCACTTGTAAGGTGACAACACAATCTCTTTGACCTGCATTAAATGTATAGTCAGTCTCGGTACCAATAGCAGGTAATGATCCTGAGAAACTTTCGACCCACCATTTAGTATCAATATCATTACTACTCACGAGAGGATCTACCTTGAAGGTAACACTAGCACCACCTAAACTGGCAGTGTGTGTTTGCACAGAACCACTACTAAAATACCTAGCACCTGCCTCGCAGAATACTTTTCTACCATTGTAGTTACCAGCAGAGTCAGTCGTTACAACACGAAGATTGTGCTTCGAGAAACCACCACTACCATTGATGTCTCCACTGATTGGTTTCAGCATCACATTCTTGGCAGTGTTACTACCTTTGACATACTCATAGACTGCTACACGTTCACCCTGACAGTTAGCAACACAGATCTCTCTACTGGTGGAGTTTTGACCACGGAAGTAGAA